AAGGGATGATTTGACCATGCCTATCACCGCACTTCCCACCCCGCCGTCGCGTCAAGACCCGGCCAACTTCAGCTCCAGGGCAGACACATTTCTGGGCGCTTTGCCTACCTTTGCAACTGAAGCCAACGCGCTTCAGGCTGCGGTCAGCAACAGCGAGCTCAACGCCTCTATTCACGCGGCTACCGCTAACGACGCGGCCACGTCGGCGGCCAACTCAGCTAACGCTGCTGCCACGTCAGCCACTACATTGCTAGCTGCGGCCAATTACAAGGGCGCTTGGAGTACCTTGTCCGGCGCGTTGAATAAGCCGGCTAGCGTTACGCACAACGGCAAATACTGGCTGCTGAATACTAACGTGTCAGATGTTACTACCAAGACCCCGGGAGTAGCGCCAGAATGGACTGAGTTGGTCGTGCTTCAGGCTCGCAACATCTTCAGCGACAACACCGGTTTTCGGCCTGTTAGCGCGGGTGAGACGGTGTTCAAACAAGTCATGATTAACAGCGGAGCGACGCAGCACCGCATCTACAAGTGGGGTTCCAACTTTGCTGCGTTAGCGGCATCCGGCAGTATGTCCGCTATTCGGACTAGCCCAGACGGTGAAACTTGGACGACTCGCAACCTGCCCAGTGCGTACACCATCGACGCAGTAGCCAGCCAAGGTGTCGAAGTTATCATGGCCACGAGCGGTCTGGGCATCCTTAAGTCCACTGACAGCGGAGTGAGCTGGGCGCACACCAGCTCGGCTTTGGCTAACGCGACTCACGCGTTGGGATTTGCTGGCTCCACCTACTTCGCACTACAGCAGCTCGCCAGCGCCACCGGCACGTACCAAACTAGCGCCACCGGTACGTCGTGGACCAACGGCGGCACTAACCCGTTGCCTTTCGGACACACCCCGTCGCTACAGGCCATTGCGTACAACGCTAGCACCACCACGTTGATCGTAGGCGGTACGCTCAACGGTTCAGCTACTACGCAGGCCGCTAACAGCACTAACGGTACTAGTTGGACAGCCCGCACGTTGGCGACGTCTGTGGACCTGCGCGCCCTCGCTACTAACGGCAGCGGTGCCGTAGTGGGCGTGCCGTTCGGTAGCACGTCCTTACAGTACAGCACTAACAGCGGTGATTCGTGGAGCAACGTGACGACTCCATCCGGCAACTGGTTCGATGTGGCCTACATGGGCAGTGCTACCACCTGGGTTGCCGTAGGCAACGGGGGCACGCTCATGTCTTCCACCGCCCCGGGCACTACCTGGACCAATCGAGCCAGCGGCACGGGTCAATCGTTGCGAGGCGTCGCAGCTATTGCTGGCCAATTCGTGGTCGCGGGCGACACCGGAACCATCTTGACCAGCCCAGACGGTATCACATGGACCGCGCGCACTAGCGGTACAACACAGAATCTCAGCGGGGTGGCTGGTTCGGGAGCGTTGTGGGCGGTTGTTGGCAACGCCGGAACCATCTTGACCAGCCCAGACGGTATCACATGGACCGCGCGCACTAGTGGCACGACGCAGAATCTCAACCGCGTGGCCTACGGCAATAGCCGTTTCGTGGCCGTAGGCGCCAACGGCACGGTGCTGACTAGTACAGACGGCGTCAATTGGACGCAGCAGGTAGAGCTCAGCACTGAGACGCTGAGCAGCGTAGTCTACGGTAACGGCAACTGGTTCATCGGCGGCTCCAACGGTTTGCTGATGCGTTCTACCGACGGCACCGCTACTGCGTTCACCGCTGTCCTGAACACGAACAGCAGTAGCGCCATCAACTACGTCAACAAGAAGCGTCTAGGCAGCATGGCAATCATTCAACGAAAGGGCAGCGCTTTCTACTGGACCAGTACCGACGGACTCACCTGGACCGCACGGTCCATGCCTCAACGTCCCGCGAGCGGCTCCGTGGCGCAGATCCAATCGGACGGCTACATGCGCGCTCTTTCCAACGGTCTCAACGTGGTGATGGAAACCAACGACGGCATCAACTGGTCGTCCAACGCCTGCGAGTTACCGCAATGGTGGCCGAGTCAGCAGCCGGCTCCGTTCAAGCTCAACGGCGCCTGGTTGTATCCCAGCTATAGCGCTGCTAACTACGAAACCACGCGGCTGTTTGTGGCTTCGTCGCTCAACGGGCCTTGGGGACAGTACCTAACGCAAAGCTTGCGCGGCGCGTGGTACGGCGCCATGATCGACGAGTACCAATGGGAAATGGACATAAGCGGTTCGCCTCGCGCCGTATTGGGCAGTGACAACACTCATCAGGCTGTTCTAGTGCTCAAAGGCTCGCAGACCGGCATGTTTGCTTGATAAGGAGACTGACGCATGTTCTACAGTTACAACGATTTTGGTTGGTACGCTGGCGAAGTGCCTAACGGCTCTCCGCGCAGCGTGCCCACGCCGCCTGCCTTGCTGGACATTCACGCTGAGCCCGGGCGCCTACGTTCATTTTTCGACGGCTTCAATTGGCAGCAGCGCCCCTACTTGCCGCCGCCTGCGCAGTCCAGTGATGACGCCCCCACTCATAATAGCGCGGTCCTATACAAGTTTATCAACGTGCTGGACAAGGAGCACAACGTCACTGAGAACGATGTGGACACGCTCATTAATGCTATGCCGGCTGGTCGGGCCAAGCGTAAGATGAAAGCGTGGTGGAGTCGCGGCCCGCTGATCGAACGTGGTTCGTTCGAGTTTCGCACGCTGCGCGATCTATCGGGTCTCACTAACCGACAGTTCAATCGACTGCTGACCTTGGCCAACGATGACGATGATGGTAGCTGAGTGAAATTCTTTGTACGCAGATTAGGGTCCGGTAGCTGGCTGTATGAGTTGGTCAATAACTGCGGTAAGACCGTGTACACATCAAGGACGTTTCACACTGTTGACGCAGCGTTTGACGACATAGCCGAAGTGCAAGCAGTCGCTTCGGCGGCAGGTAGTCTAAGGACGGCTAAAAAATTCCTGATCACAACCGACAGAAAGACTCGACATGGCGACTCCTGCTGATGCAACACAATTCATCGACTGGGCTGCAATGTTCAACCTGGCGATGGTGGCGGTGAGCACATTAGGCGGCTGGCTGCTCAAAACTTTGTTCACGCGGCTGCGTGACTTGGAGAAGGTTGACATTCAGCTGGCTCAAGCGGTCAACGATCTGCGAGTGGAAATGCCCACGCACTACGTTAGCAAGACCGACTTCCAGCAGATGGGGGACAACATATTCCAGGCCCTACGGCGCATCGAGGACAAGCTGGACAAGAAGGCGGACAAGGAATGAATCTCAGCGACACTCTCGACTTGCTGATCGGCCGCGAAGGCGGTTACAGCAATCACCCGGCTGACAAGGGCGGTGAGACGATATGGGGCATCACGGCGGCGACGGCTCGCGCCTTCGGCTACAGTGGTGCGATGCGCGATATGCCGCGCTCGGTTGCTGAGTCCATCTACACAGAGCGCTATTGGTTGCAGCCACGCTTAGACCAGGTGGCGGCTATCAGCCCCTCCATCGCCGAAGAACTGCTGGATACCGGCGTGAACATGGGGCCTGCTACGGCGGCTCGCTTCCTTCAGCGCGCTTTGAATGTACTCAATCAGGATGGTAAGTTGTACCCAGACCTCGTTGTGGACGGTGCAATCGGCAAGATGACGCTGTCAGCTCTGCGGGCCTTCCTCCAGGCTCGCGGAACCGACGGCGAACAAGTGTTGCTACGTATGCTCAACGCTCAGCAGTCTGTGCGGTACATGGAGATTGCCGAGGGCGACAAGTCACAGGAGGCATTTATGTACGGCTGGCAACTCAATCGTGTGAGCTGAAAGGGCGCCGACTATGAACCCTATCCTTGTTGCCCCTTTGCTAGAGTTTGGCCAAAGCCTGCTCAATCGGTTCTTTCCCAACGAGGAGGAGCGCCGCAAAGCTGAGGCTGAGTTTTTGAAGGACGCGATGGACGGTGAGCTCAAGCAGGTCATCGCCCAGCTGCAGATCAACGCCCAGGAAGCGGCTCACCCGTCGATCTGGGTGGCCGGCTGGCGGCCCTTCTTCGGTTGGTCCGGCGGCGCAGGCTTCGTGTACGCCACTATGCTGCAGCCGCTTCTGACCTGGTGGGCTTCGATCAAGGGCTGGCCGGCTCCGCCTACGCTCAACATAGACTTGCTGTGGGTGGTGATCACCGGCATGCTCGGTATCGGCGGCCTGCGCACCTACGAGAAGGCCAAGGGTGTGAGCAAATAAAACAGCCCCGGAGCAATTCAGCTACCGTGGCTGTAGGGTAGCCTGGGAAGGCCCTGTCTAATTGCACCTGCGCACGATCTGCTGGTCAGCGGCGCAGGTTATTACGTCAGCGGTCTTGGTTCACGTAAGCCGCGCTAGGCTCAGCCGCCTCGACTTCATCAAGCAAGCTGAGTAGCAATAGCGAAGCGCCCAGCAGCGCCGACGTGTCGCTAGTGCGGGCCCACTCCGCCATCAACTCCACCACCTTTGATTCCGTCGGCCCCAGCTGGTTAGCAAGACAATACTCCGCCACAGTGAATTCGGGCGGCTGGCGCACTTGAGCCGACGTCTGCGCCACATAGCCGGCGTGTGCAGCCAACTCGTTCAACTTGTCCAAGAAGTGCTTGGCCTTGCGCAAGTCTTGCACGCCACCCTTCTTGCGCCAACGTGTCACGTACTTGGTCACCTGGCCCTCGAAATAGCCCAGGCCGTATTGGGCCACGAAATCCCAGTGCTGGATGGCGGTCTTATAGTGGGTGCCGCCCACCTGGTTGTCGTTGACTCTAGAGTTGTGCATTGTGCCGCTCCTTGATGATGCTGAGGATGTCGGCCGCAGTGCCGGCCGGGTGTAGGTTTTCGATGTACTTGATGTAATTGCGCAGGCTGTCCAGCAACTCCAAGTTGCCCCGGCGCACTTCCCATGAACAGAACAACGCGCCCTCCAGGCAGTCCGCTAGCTTGAGGGTGCGGGTTTCGGCGTCGGTGAGGGTCGGCATTTCGAGTTGCAAATCATCCATCACGGAATCCTCGATTGCGTCGAATACCGCTTTGATATCGCCCAGGCGTTTGGTCGGCGCTGGGATGTCGCCAGTGTAGAACTCCGGCGCGTCGTGCATCATAGCGGCCAACAGCAAGTCGCGACTGGGTTGCCCGTCAGTCAGAAGGTAGACGATCCACATAACGCCATAGGTATGCTCGCCTACGTTCTGTTGGTGCAGCACCGGCTCAGTATGGTAACGGCGCACTCGGGCGCTGCGCTCTATCATGTGCAGACGATCTTTCAGCAAGCTCAGCGACGACATCAGTCCACCCCCAAGTGCTTATTGCGACGGGTCAACCATTCAGCGGCAGCCAAGGCCCAGTCCTCAGCGTCGCAGCGCTTTGCCATGCGGATGGCTTCGAGGACGTCCCCAGCCTTGTAAGCAGCGTGAGCGCACATCAACGGCCCCGCGACGCGCCGGAAGAACGTGTGCCGCCATGCATAATGGTCGCGTCCCGGATCGTCCACGAAGCGCTCGCACTCGTCAAGCCAAAGTTGCCAGTTGCTATAACCCACCAGCGGTAGCTGGGCTAACTCTTTGCCGCACGTGTAGCGGTCATCGCTGGCGTACTTGATCACCCACGCGCTAGTCGGCCCGGCAGTGTCAATCAAACGCTGGACGTCGGGGCGGTCAACGTAGGCGTGAAAGTTATTGCTGAATTGGTGATACGCACCCATCGGGATACCGACTGCACTGGCTACGAACTCCTGCAGGATGCTCATATGCACCACGTTCGCGCCGTAGGCGCCCCAAATGATGTCGTTGGAGCGGTTGCATACCGTCATGTCCAGCACGCCGTTAACGGCGCTGAAGTATACGTGCGTGTTGCAAGGCACATCCTTGGCCGACGCCGCACCGCCTTCACCGCTCGTGGTGGGCACCAGATCGCCGACTGGCGACCACATGGTCAGTACGGCTCGGCGGGTCTTGGGGTCGGCCTTGAGCATTGCGATCAACGTCTTGAGTTGGTCGAAATCGAAAAACTCACGCCAGCGCCATCCATAAGCGCCCCACAGCTGGCCGTTATCGGCGAATGCGCCCATCTGCTTGGCGTAGCGGCTCACGCTTTCTGCGTCTTTGCGTCCGGCTAGCATCCACAGGGCTTCGTACAGGTGAAAAAACGGGTTGGCGTCACGTAGGGCACTGAACACAACTCGCTGCTGCGGATACGTGTAGGTGGTGATAACAGGTCCAGGGGCCTGAACTACACGTCCATTACGGCTGTCGTTGACGACGCCGGATATTTTCAGGTACCACAAGGCTGATTCCAGCGCGGTGTTGGGATTGCGCGTAGCAATGACTTTGACGAACATGGGCGGTATCCTTTCAGTTGACCTTGGCAAGACTGGAGTGGAGGTGCGGCGTCAAATTGGGCGGCGTCCAACCTTCGGGCTTGATGACTTTGCCGGTCACTGGGTGCTTGGTCACGACGCCGCCAGGAAACTTAGCCCAGTTGGCGTCAGTTACAGCCGCGTAGGCGCCTACAGGGTCAGCGCCCTGAGCCGCTGCGGCTCCTATAGATACCCAGATGAGGTCCATGTCAGCGTCCAACATATCGACGGCCCGGCCGTGAATGAAGGCAGCTTTCACCACATCGTCCATGCCCCCGGTTTTGAGCTCAGCAGCCAGCGCGGTCAGCAGACCTTCCAGCTGGTTGCCCTTCGCCAAGCGAGTGAACACTCCGCTGGCGGTTAACTTTTCGGCCAATTCTTCGACCTGCATGCCTAGGTAGAAGGCAGTTTGTCGCGGGTCTGGTTTTTGGTTGGCGGCCATTTGGCCCGCTTTGATGAACCAGTCGATGGTTCGGCTAATTTCACTCATTGTCGGCTCCTTCAGTTGTTGCGGGGTGGTCGGTATTTGGAACGTGGGACACCCTCGCCAGTCACCACTCTCATGTATTTATCAAACTCGCACAACGTGTGCTCAATTTCGCGCATTTCCAGGCGGGGAAATTTGGTCGACGGGCGCGGCCACTCCCTGCGCGTCAGCTCCAACAACTCTTGCATCTCGGCGCACGCCGCATCGGGCTTCTGCGCCTGCTTGAGCGGGCGGCCGTGGAGGCGGTTCAACCCACGTAGAGCCCCAAGTCCCGCGTTGGCCCAGGTGAGGACATCCGGGGCGTCGCACAGGTAGCGTGTATGGCGCAGGTCGCTCACCACTTCATAACACATGAAAGGCCCCCACGCAAAACCCTGGCCTAGAAGGGCCTGAAAGGCGCCTTGCAGGGTATGGTGCAACTGCGGTTCGATGACGCCGGCTTTCTGCCAAAGCGGCAGCAGGTTGCTGAAAACCGTGGTGCGGCTCTTGGTCTTGCCGATATGTTCCGGCTTAGCCTCACCTGTTATCATGTAGGCCCCAGTGTATACCTGCTCGCCACGCTTCGTGCGGTCATCGAGTAGCTGCACCATGCGGTCAGGATTCCACTTGCCTACAGACGCGCCCGCTTTCGACGTCGCAATATCAGGCCAAGCGCCCTTCTTGTCGGCTATCAATTCTGCGAGTGTAGCCGGCAGGTTAATGCGACGCGCAATGGCGAGCATGAACCACAAAAACGGATGATCAGCAAACGGCTCGCGGATATGCTCACGTATCCAAATAGTGACCTTGTCCAGCTCGCGGTACACGTTGCAGAAGCGGTATTGACTCAACACCGCGTCATTAGTCCAAGGAGCTGGCTTGCCCGCTTGCCGCAGCAGGTAAATGTTGTGGCGCTCGCGCATGTAGTATATCCAGCGATCAAACTCAAGCGGCTTCATAAGTCGGTTCTTTGTTCGCGCGAATGCCCAACAACTTGAGCAAGTCCTTAGCTGGCGTCAGATAGCTAATCGTCACGTTGCGGTTAGCGGTCACAATGGCGCCGGCGCTCAGCTTGTCGTACAGGCGGCTGATAGTAACCCACTTGCTGTCGATACTCTTAGTGTCGCGGAGCGGCGGCTTGCCGGCCGCAGCACGACGTTGATTGACGCGCGCTACGCAGACGTCCAAAGGCGTGTCCAAGAAAGCGAAAACGAAATCCGCGCCATATGCATCGGCGGCCTGACCAATGCTGCCGTAAGTCGTGCTAATCAGCGCGCCCTCGAACATCACGTGATCGAAGACCGCAGCAGCATCGGCCACGCGCGGCCAGATGGCGCTGTACGGCTGTATGCCGTCAGCACCGCCGCAGGCGTTGGTATAATCGCCCAGCACAAACAGCGTTTGCTTGTTGGGCAGCAAGCAGTGGTAGCCCGCGATACGCTGGCCCGAAGACACCGGATTGACGGCAATGCACTTGCCCATGACGCGCCGCACAGCTGTGCTCTTACCGCTACCGTGAGTGCCTCGAATGTTGATGATCACGGCAACTCCTTGATGAACTTGTAGGCTTGCCAGGCAGCTAGCACGGTGCCATTCTTGGCCCCGCCTGTGGACACCCAGGTGTTGGCGGTCACGCGCTCGAAAAATCCGGACTTGTGACCTTCGACGTAAGGGCGCACCCCCACGGTAGCGCGCACCGGTTTGCTGCCGACTTCGGTGGGCAGGCCAAACAGCTCGGCAGCGCGTGCGGCGGTCTGACGCAAACGTTGTTCTTGCTCCTTGATCCATGTGCTCTCCGTCAGCGCGGTACCGTCGCCCATCCATACGTGACGGCGGTCCATGTTGAAGGCCACCGCTTGTTTGTAGGGCGCATACACATGGATGCGCGGAACTTCCAACTGAGCCTTAACGGTCAGCGAGGCGCCCCACAGGCCCTTCATGGCGTAACGGTCGATGCCTTCGTTGTCGGCGAGCAGGTCGAAAGACCAGACGCCGGCAGCTACCAACACCTTGCCCTTGAGCTTGACAGCCGGTTGTAGCCGGGCTTCGTCCGTCGTGTAAGTCACCCAGCCATCACCCACCTCCAGCACGCGAGCCTTGATGTCGGGCGGTACCAGAACGTCACTAGGCACCACGCGAGTAGCTTTGAATGTCTTGAACAGGTTGGTGCGGAACTCCAGATCGTGGATGGTGTACAGCTCACCTAGTACGCCCATGGCGGCGTCGATCTGCGAACGCTCCATGCTGTTGAGCCAGCTTGGGGCGAGCACGCAACCAGAGGCTTTACTGGCGCTATTTGGGACGTCGGCGCTGATGACCGTGACCGTGTGTCCATGAGCGCGTGCTAGGGTGGCGGCAATTGAGCCGAACAGCCCGTTGCCCACGACGATGATGTTGTATTTGCGTGCCATAACGTCGTCAGAATAGTTGAGGTTGCTTGGATATGTCTGGCAAGCCGGTCTTGAGCTGGTCGGCCAGATCGCCCCAACCGATCAATCCATGGGCGACTTCTCGGGCGTCTTTGCCTAGCTGGTAATGTCCCTTGCGGTGACTCTTGTACTTGCAAAATATGGTTTCGACTTCTTGGACGTTGACCTTGCGGTCACCACTAGGCGGCGCCTTAAACTTGCTGAAGTGCTTGACGTAATGCTCAATGGTGAGCGCTAATTGCTCATCACTGATCGGATACTCCCAAGGCTTATAGACGTCGATCGAAGGTGGCGAGTCCATCACCTTAGCGGCCAAGTTTTCAACGAATGCGAGTGCGCCGCCCTGGCGAGGGTCTTTGTAGATACCTAGCTCGCAGTTGCTGAAGTCAACTCGGGCGCCCAACACGCGCTCACCCATGTCCGCGATCTTGAAGGCGATCCAGGGACCGAAGCCCACGTGCGTGCGCACACGGGCTGCGACGTCGGCAAATGAGACCTCGCGCCCACCCCAAAGCATGTAAAAAACTGCGTCAGTGGCGGTTTTGTAACGACCCTTGAGGTACTCTACAGCGTTGACCGCGTTAGCAGCTCTGAAGTGGCGCCGTTCACTTCCGCGCGGCCATCGTCTACCATCGTTGACAGCCGCATCCATCAGCGTCGCCCAAAACTTCGCAGGTTGCTTGATTTCGGCCAGCTTGGCAGCGGCGCCTAAGTGATACAGGCACCAGTAGGCCAGACACAGCCGGTGGGCTGTAGACTCGTCTAAACCCGCTCCGCTGATGGCGTGATATACAGGGTCCAGGTCGCCGGTCTTGATAAGCGCGGCTCCAAAATCCTCGATGGAATAGTGGGACATCGTCGGCTCCAAAATGGCGACCCCGGCCTGGGCCGGGGTCTTGCTTGGCAGGGCTAGGTCCGTGGTTTAGGCTTCCACGAATACCTTGAAGTACACGCAGTCAGCGATCTTGATGCGGGTGGCCTTGCTGTCATAACCCTTCGCCACCATCACGTCATGCAGCTGTTGACGGGTGAAAGTTTTGAGCTTGACAGCTTCGTTGACGAAATCCTGGGTGACGCCACGGCGGGGCTTGTCCGGTTCCGCCACCTTCAGCTTTTGATCGGCGTTGGGAGCGGTGCGCGCCACCGGGGCGGCCTGCTTGCCCGGGGCGGCCTGCTTGCCCGGGACGGCCTTGGCGGCCGACTTGGTGGGCGCTGCGGTCTTGCTCGGGACAGCTTGCTTGCCCGCAGTCACCTTCTTGGCAGCGACGGTCTGACTCACCACCGTGTCCATGCCGTTGGCGGGCTTGGTCTTGGAAGTCGCGGCGGGATTGGCGGCACCGCCCACCTTGGTCTTGGCCGGGGCGGCGTTGGCCTTGCCGGTCTTGCTGGTGGCGGGTTGCTTGGCGCGTGCGTTCATGACGGGTTCCTTCGTTGGGTTGTTGAAAATGCGAGCGGGGTCATACTCCGTGGCGGGGTCTGCCACAATACGCTCCAGGTGCTCACGAGCCTGGGGCGCAATTTCATGGTACTGGCCAGCACTAAGGTACAGCTGCGCGGCGCGACGTACCGGATAGCTGGTGAATTCTTCCCAGTTGCGGTAGAAATCCCGCGCGTCCAACGTCTCAATCTGTAGGCTGGACATGGGAATGAAGTGGACCTGATTCTGGTTGTCGGCGATGCGGATGCAGGTGTAGGACTGCCCCTTGACGCGAAAAACGGCGGCGGACATCACAGCACCTCCTCACCCAGCGTGATCTTGTCGCGATAGCCGGAGTGCTCCAGCTCCGAAATAAATTGCAAGATGGCGACGTTGCAGCCGTAGTGGGTTTGCAACAGACTCGCGACTTTGAACATCACGGCGCCTTCGGGCGCTGCCACGGCTATCTTGCGGCCGTTGTGGGTGCTGATTACAAAGTGGATCATTGTCGGCTCCTAGATTGCTGGTTGCGGTCAGCAGCAAGCGGAAGTCTAGCGGAGTGCAAGCGTCGGGTAAAGAGTGCAACATGCGCGCAAGGCGCGGCCCCGTCACCGGGGCCCTTGTACTGAGACTATCAGCAAATTTGCTGCATGTCGCTCAGAGCCAACGCGAAGTCGCTCAGTGACATAGTGCCAAGAGTCGCCATGCGGTTGACGGCTTGCCAGAAGTCCAAGTTACCTTCTTTGGCGACCCATTGGCGCCAGGCTTGGCCTTCAATCGCCACCACGTTGACGAAGTAGCCAGAAACGCCATCTTTGGTGTCTACGAACAAGCTAGCGTGCGAATTACCCAGGCGCTCCATCGCAGCGGCGCGATGGTTAGAGTGGAAGGTCAGGCCGGTGCTGATGTGCAAAGCGAGCAAGTCTTGTTGGCTCTCGGCAATTTCAATCTTCAGCGTTTGCATTGTTGGCTCCTTAGTCGAGTTACGGCGCGTTGCGTTCACCGTGAAACGGATTCTGAGACGTCTTTGATCGCAAGTCAATAGCATCCCGACCAATTTGTAGGGTCTTTCCGATCTTTGTAGGGAAGTCCCCTACAAAAACGCAACGACACGCTTCTGTCATAAAACAACTAGACGCACGCCAGCGCAACGATTGATGAGGTCAGCAAGTCCTGACTTGCGGCTTGGACAAAAATTGTTCTAGCATGCGTTTTGATGGCTTCTTGCGCAATAGTCAATCAAGACGCTTTTTGGACTTCAGGGCGTCGAGCAACTGCTTCTGGGTCTTGAACTTGCGCCGCAGCGCGAAGGCCACCGACTCCTCGACGGTGTCGCGCATCACGAGGTGATACACTCTGAGATGGCTGGCCTTGTTGCCCTGACGTCGCAGGCGACGGTTGAACTGGTCATACAGCTCGTAGTCCCAAGTAAGCGTGAACCACGCTATGTGATTGGCATGCGATGCCTGAAGATTCAGGCCGTGCCCCACGGATGCTGGGTGAGCAAACATCATTGGAAGCTCGCCCGCGTTCCACCGGCGCTCAAGCTCCGCCCCACGCTTAGCGCTCACGCCACCGCCGATGTGCGGCACATTGGGGAAACGCTCAAGCAAGCGTTCAAGATCGTGGTTGAAGTCATACGCCACCAGCAACTGCTGCCCCTGCAACTCGTCAACTAGCTCCGCCAAGGCGTCCAGCTTTTCGTCATGAAGGCGGACCCACGCACGGTCCCCTTGCTTAGGCGCCCCGGTGATGGGATCGATGACGTGACGATACAGCGCGCCGGAACACACCTGGCGGCACTTACTACTCGCGCTCGCCTGGTTGACAGCTGTGACCAGCTCGCCATTCACCATTGTCAGTAGCTCATCTTCCAGCTCGTTGTACACGCGACGGGCTTCGGCGGGCAGGTCCAGCTTAATGGGGATGTCCAGCTGCACCGGCAAGCTCAGATGGTCTTCGGCGTCCATCCGCAGCGCCAAGGGTCGAAGCTTGTCATAGATAGCCTTCTCAGCGCCTTCTTTCAGCCGCCAGGTGTAACCCATGTTGTCGTTGGGCAAAAAGAAGGCGGCACGATAGTGCGTGATGTACGGGCCCAGAGCGTTGCCCTCGTCCAGTACGTAACACTGACCGAACAAGTCCAGCAACCCATTGCTGGCAGGCGACCCGGTCAGACCCCAACGACGCACAAACTTGTGCAGCCATGGCTTAACCAGCGTATAACGCAGGCTGGCGGGATTCTTCATCTTGGACAACTCGTCCCAAATGAGGGTATCCGCACGCTTCATCAACTCCTTGCCCAGCTCAGTCAACTCATACTTCCACACCTTACCAACTTTGCGCCTGGCGAACAACTTAACCAGCCCCTCGTAGTTGATAACGAAGATGTCAGCGCCGTCCTTCACCTTGCGCATGAGATCGCCACCGTGCAGCACGGTGAGCTTGATGCCGTCGAAGTCGGCCCACTTGGATACTTCGCTGGGCCAAGTAGTGTGCGCCGGCCGCAAAGGTGCAACCACCAACGCACCCGTCATGGCGCCCTCCTTCAGCAGTACCTTACAAGCCGCTATGGCGATGCTGGTCTTACCCAGGCCGGGGTCGAGGAACAGGGCGGCTGCGCCGTGCTCCAGCAGAAACTTGACCGCCTTGCGTTGGTAGCTGTGCGGAGTCCAACGCGGCTTTGACGGCTGTGAGGGCAGTCTCTCGGTTGTCGTGCGTTTGGTAGTCATGGTGCCTGTACTCCAAAATGTCGCGGGTCAGCTCTTGGCGCTTACGCAAAGGCTCGCCCGGTTGCTTGAACTCGATCCACAGAGTGCGGCCGGCTGGCAAGATGAACAGCCTGTCCGGCCACCCCGTATTACCCACTAGGCCCAGGTGTATGGACGGAACCCCGTAGCGCTCCCACGCCTGGCGCGCCACCCACTCCTCGATGCTAGCTTCAACACGCACGCCAACGCCTCACCATGCATCTAGGGTCGTCGCGGCGCCCCACGAAACCTAAGCGGCCGTAGAAAGCTATCAACGATTCGACGTCCAACCGATGGGGGCCGCGCTGGCTGTCCTTCCCGTAGGTCACGACACGCAAAAACACGTCCCAGCCCTCAGCGTCCGCGTAGTCCAAGGCTGCTTCGACGACAACCCTAGCCCATCCTCGGCCCCGCCGAAGCGGGTGCACGTACACGTCAGTCAGCTCGCAAATAAAGCGTCCGCGTCGGCTATAGCGGCGGTGCTCGTCCACGGACAACTCTATCAGCGACGCCTCGCCAATAAACCCGCCTTCGCCAACCACCCAGCGTTCTATCAGCCCCACAGGCCCAGCTCCGCGATGATGTCTGCAGCGTGGTCGGCCTGCGACACCGCGTCATCGAGGGCGTGGTGGGGAGTGCCGGTGCGCACCATCCTGACACGCGGCGCTAAGCTTTTCAGCGTGCGATAGCAGCGGTTGGCCCAATACGGCCAAGCCTGCTTAACGTCCACCGCTTTGTAGGCGTACCCCAATATGGCGTTGTCGAAGTCCGCCCCGTTACCCCAAATCGCCACCTGCAAGTTACCCCTGCTGTCAGTTACTGCCACGCTGCGCAGCCAATTGTTGAACTCGATCAGGGCGGCGGTCAACGTGACTTTTTCATCGTCGGGCGTATTGAGCAACGTGCGGGCTTCGGCAGACTGGCGAGCCCACCACTCAATCGTGTCTGGGTCTTCAATCAGCATGTCCTGCCCCTTGTTGCGCGCTACTTCGACGTAGAACGTACTGCGCGTGCCTCCAGCGTCGAAAACGGCTGCGCCTATACTCAGTACCTTGCAACCAGGCTCTTTGCCCAAAGTTTCCAAGTCCAGCATGATGTTAGTGACGCTAGTCGGCAGCCGGCTCTTAATGCGCTCATAACGCCAGCTTGTAAACCACAACGTGGCCGTGACAGATAGCACGAAGGTGGCGGCGATGATGGTTGTCGTGTCGTCGAGCATTCTCAAGTCTCCTTGTGATTGGCTCAGTACTGGCAAAGACCGGGACCGCCCTTGGCCTTACCGGCCTGGCCATAGAAACACCACTTGCAAGTAGCATTGGGCTTGGGAGCGAAGCGGGTATCCTTCATCATCGGGTTGACCCGCTTGAGCCACTCCTTCTTCAATCGGCCTTCGTCGGCCTTCGTGAATTCCACATTGTCCCCGGTCTTGTCAGTGATGCGGGTGTAGAACCCCTCGTCCAGCCAACCAATACGCGGCACCACCACGACATCCTCGCGCTCACTCATCAAGAGGGCCGCCAATGCGTACAGCTCTAACTGCTCGTTGTACTCCGCCAATTTGTAGTCGCTGTATTTGCCGGTCTTCCAGTCGGTCTTGTACAACTTGTTGCCGTCATAGTGCGCGACGTCTAGCTTAATGCGCAGCCAGCAATTGGTCCAATCGTCCCACCTGGTTATCTCCCATGTGGAAGTGAAGGCCCACTGCTCCTCGACAATTACAGGCTCCTTCTTGGCCTTGTAACGTTTGCGCAGGTCTGCGAAATCGGTCTTGAACTTCGACAACTCCGCAGGCAATCGTGGCAACATACCTTTGATGTACCGCTCCGCCATCTGGTGTATGTCGGTGCCGCGCTGCATGGCCGGATTGGGCGGCTCGTTGATCTTGTCGATGTGTTTGAGCTTGGCCTTTAGCGGGCAAGTGCGCCAGTCGCTGTAACGGCTGAACGACCAACTGGTGAGCGGTTTGATAGGGATGGCTTTCTTGGGTGACAAGGCATTCTCCTCGTTGGCTTGGTTTCAAACACCCCAGCGAGACAGATCGGGCGCTGGCTCTTTGAGGGTGGTCATCTCAGCCCAGTTGGGGCCGTACTCCGCGTCAGACATCATGGGCACATCAAACTCCACGGACATCATGATATCGCGCAAGCGCAGCATTTCACGCTTGAATGCGCCCTTGGGCGCGCTGATGTTGATTTCGTCATGCACAGTCACTACGAAGCGGGCATCCCCGTAGCCTGCGTCATGGTACCTGACCAGTGCCTCTTTGGTGCAATCAGCCGCTGACCCCTGAATGAGGTAGTTTAGCAGCTTGTACTCAAATGTGCGCAACCGGCCGTCGATCACTTTGGGCTCTTCTGCATAATACACGCGACCACCCCAAGTGGTAATAGGCTGCCCAGTTTTGCCGCGCTGCTTGATGAGATTGTCCAGCTCTTTCAAACCCGGCAACGCCGCGAACTGAGCCTGCCGTGCTTTCTGCACTTCGTCCACCGACCTGTTGAGCTTCTCGGCCATCGACGCAATCCCTTGGCCGTAGATGAGCCCGAAATTCAGAGTCTTGACTGGAGTGCGGGGCAGCTCGATACCCAGTAACTCCTTGATGGCTTGCTGCACGAAGGCGTGGACGTCCAGGCGAGGATTGGCCCGGTAAGCGTGCATGAGCTCGCCATCTTCAAAGTGGCCCAGTATGCGCAGCTCCTGCTGGTTGTAGTCGCGCCGTCCCCATACGTGGTTCCTAGCGTCCGGTAACAGATACTTGCGCATGAGCGGCAGGTGCGGTAAGTCTATGAAGTCGGGATGCGTCCACCCGTCCCCCTTGTCCTCGAACGACTTGGCCACGGCCATGAAATTGGGGCTGCTCGACAAGCGGCCGGTGCGAGTCCCGGCGTCCTTGTCATTGCGCGTTTGGTTCCAGCCGGCGTGCAGAATGCCCCCGGTAGCTGAGGCGGTGCGCAACCAGGGCTTATAGTAGGTGCTGACACAGGTTTCCAGCTTGTTGCGATAGCCCAGTACCTGGAACACTTTGGGGTCTTTGTAGTGCGAGGGCTTGAGGTTCTTTTTGTTGACCGACTTGAGACCTGTGGCAGTCAGCGTCCACTCGGTCACTATGCCGGCCTTGTCCAAAGCGTCGGCTAGCTCGCGGTCCTTGTTGAAATCCAAATCTGGTGCTTTGAGCCGCTTACGCAGCCACTGTTCGGCCTTCCCCATGGCGGCTTCGTACATAGGCAGGTCGCGCTCCAATCCCGCTAGGTCGCACCGCATACCTTGGCGCTCATTGGCAAGCAATATGGGGACCAGTCTCTGCTCACGTTGGTAGGCGGCCTGCATGTTGGCTTCGATCATCAACGGGTACAGGTGCACGAACAGCTTGTGAGTGCGCACAATGTCGCCAACCGCGTACCGACCCACCAAGTCGCCCGGGGCTAGGCATATGTAGGCGCCGAAATTGACAGCGGTGATGCGGACATGCTGCGGCAACAGCCCGTCCACTTTGAGTTGCTTTTGATGCTCGATCAGCCAATCGCGCACTGCATCCTGCTCGTCCGGCGGTATGCCCAAGAACTTCTCGGCCGAAGGTTTGAGCGCTAGCGAGAAACTGTGCGGGTCAAGTAGGAACAGCAGAAACTGAGTGTCGTGACATCGCAGCGGATCCAATGCAATATCCCCCACATCCATGTGGGTCTGCGCTACGTCAATGTCGAACTTGCCATTGTGGTGTAGCAAATGAGCGCCCTTGAGGTGAGCCGTGTAGGCTTCACGCAGGGCCTGTACACCGGCCCGCTTGTCGCAGTTGTTATTAACCGGGTGCCCCCATGCGTAGTAGCGAGCCTTGCGCCCTGGATACCCGATGCTTACACCCACCGGCTCCGGTGGGTATCGCGGCCTGTCGTCGATGGCCTTGGTTTCAAAATCTATGGTGATGGGTTTAGGTACAACGATGCGCGCCATGTCAGCTCCAAATGAAGAAAGCCCACCAGACAGACCGCCGGTGGGCTTGAGTCCCGAATTCTAATCAGAACTTGCCACCTGCGCGCTTCGTCGGGGCGGCTGCACCCTTACCAGGTCCGGTCATCTTTTGCCCCAGCTTGCCGTGGGCGCGCACCGGCTTAGCCTGGTTGGCGGCGTCCAAGTCTTCCTGCTTCGGGTAAGGGGCCGTCAAGTCCTTGTTGACCTCCGCGCGCTTGGCCTTCATAGCGTCCCACAGGTCGCCGTCGAAGTTGATCAACTCCTCAAACCTGAAGGTGACCTGGAACTGGCTCTTGGCGTCCGGCACTACCTTCAAGAGAGTGATCACAGCCTCTGGCGGGCGCGACATGTCGTCATTTAGCTTGTTGATGTACTTGGTGAGGTTCTTGACGGACATCACCGGCACGTTGAGCATGCGCACTTCGGCGTTGCGCAAGTCCTCGGCCGACTCCAGTGCGTCTTCAGTAATGACGGCTACGCGGTAGATGTTCTTGCAAGCCTTGCCCCGCCCAACGTCAGCGCTTCCCATCTTGTTAGCCCAGCAGTGAGCGCAACGGCCGTCCTCGTCACCCTGCTTGTCCGCGACATCGTCGCTGGGCGCCATGTCGGCTTCGGGATCGTCGGCGTCGGGTGTGCCGAAGGCGTAGCAAACCGGCACAGCGGGTTGGTTGGGATTGTAGGCGCTGATGTAGTATTGATTTTCGGGGATCGCGCTCAGAATGACGACGCGCAGCTCGTTGTCCTCTACAGGTGTGTCGTCAATCGACAGGATGCCGCCCCGCGTGCTGATTTTCTTCGTCAGGCCGCGCACCTTAGCAGCCGCAGCCGCCTTCTGGGCGCGAGCGGCCATTTCGGCTTCCCACGGCACGACGGCGGTGGACTTGGAGGGCTTAGCGTTCTTGGTTGCCATGTCGGATGTCCTTTCAAATGGCACAGTGTGACAGAGTGAGATGGCGACGATATTTGTTGACCGGCTCGTCGCGGCCGGGATTCAAACAGCTCCCAACCAGGCCGGCGGGTCGCGGTTAGTGTAGCGCGCAATGGGCAGCTTCTTTTGATTGTAATACAGCCTGTATGACGCCACGGTATCGTAGAAGTCGCCTATGATCACCTTGCACTCGTCAGGCACGACTGGCGGGCATTCGGTCCATTGGTCAACTGTATCGAGCAAAGCGGGCGGCGGCCCCTCCAGCGTCCACAACACAGGCTCGGTCTTGTGGTGTTTACCGAAGCGGTGCACATGCTCCTGGCACAAGAACATACCCAGGCGCCATAGCCACAGGTAGTTACCACCCAGCTCCTGCGCCCAGATTGCGCTAGGATGGCGCTCGTGGGTGCGTCGGTAGATGCGTTGGCCGTGCAGCAGCCACCAGGCGTCCGGGGCTTCGCCAGCTACCTCGGACTTGCGGATAACGGGCGGCTGCTCAGTGCCAGTAGTTGGCGGCAACACGTGAAACGCAAACCATGGCGTGACAGGATCGTCGGCTGGATCGTCAGCCAAAGGCATGTACTGAGCGTTAGCGAGGCAGTGCCAGGCGGTAGACAACAACTGGGCCGTTTCCACGATCATTTTGACCACGTGCTTGTCGCAGTGATAACGGGCCGCCAATCGAGGGTCGTGGTCAAGCATGAACACGTTTACTGGTCCGTCCTCGCGCAAATTGGCGAGATCGCTGACAACAGCGTTCACAGCTTATTGAGTCGGACGACTGGGACGTCCAGCGGCTCGCAGCCTGGGACTTCTCCGCCGTTGGCCCAGATGTCCTTAACGGCGGCGTCACCTACGCGGCGCTGGAGTAATGAAATCACGCCGGGATTCTTGGGGTATTGCTTGACCAGGTATTTCCACAGGGCGTCCCAGTCAATGACGCTGACTACGGTCTTAGTCTCGATGGTGACGCGTGCGATCTTGCCTGCGATGCCGCTAGCCTGTGACTTCGGCAAGTTGGCGATTAGGTGCTCGCGCAGCGCGGTTTCTTCGCGCTCCATGGCTTCGACATCTTTGGCCAGCGCAAGGCGCTTCTGACGCACTTCGTACAAGCGATCAGCGCACTGAGCAAGACTCTTGGGGAGTTTGACGTCCGGGGTCTTAGGGGCGGTTTCAGCCGGGGCGGCTTTCTCAGTGTGACGCGCCTTGGTTGCGGTCTTGGCGGCTTTGGTGACGGTCGGCATGTTGCGGATTCTCCACAGTGTTACAGAGGGCACCTAAACCCGGTGCAGGGTGGGACGGAAGTTTAGCGACGGGGCTTGGCCATAGGCAAGCGCAGGCTTCGCGGCTGCACCCTGAGCCAACAGTAAATGCGTTCGGCGCACCTACGTGCAATTTGCTGCACAGCTGACGCTATTCGAGCGGCCGGCGCGGATTGCTTTGCAGACCTGGCGGTGCGCAAGATGGTCGTTTGAACATCGTACATACTGCCGGCTATCGAGGGCAACGCTTCCCAATACACGCCCTCGACGGTATCCATGAACAAGGCGTGACGGCCGGTGTAGTTGCGGCCGATAATGGGCCGGCCGCGCTTCGTGACCGGCGCGCGGTGCGTGTCGGCGCGGCCCTGTACGTGTAAATTCGACGTTTCAGCTTCGCGCAATCCGCGCGCTGGTTGCTTTGCAAGCCGCCGCGCCCGCTGACGCGGAATGTGCCGTTTTGCCGTCTCACTCATGACATGTCTCGTGGATCACGAAAATTGAGAAACACGGGAAATCGCGGCGCACCCTTGCTGCCGCCAGGGAAGAACTTGAATTTGACAATGCGCCCGATGACTGACTGACCGCTGCGATGCTGATCCCAAATGCGACGGCGCAACTCGTCATCGAAGCCGGTGCCTATACTGAATTCTCCCCCTTTGTGCGGACCGTTAATGGCTCGCACATGCAAAGCGCCCAAAGTGTTCTTGCCGACCATGCCGGCTTTCTTTGCGCTGCGCTTGGCGTACCCTAACTTGTCACGCTCTAACGTGTTGGTATTTTGCATCTGCTCCTCCACACCGATAACGACGGCTTCGGCGTCGGCGAAGCGCTTTAGCTTGAGAAGGTAGCCTTCGCGCACCGTGCTACGTCCTGACTTGTACAAACCTTGCGGATTACGTAGCATCAGCCCCTCGTAACCCATCGCTAGCGCTTGTTCTTCGCGCTCCGCCAGCTCTGTCTCGTTGACGATCCAGAAGTGCGGCAAAGCCGCTACCCGCCCGCCTATGCGACTTGCTAGGCGATGAACTAGGTCCAGGCGCAGCTCGTATGGCTGGAATGGGTCGCCCATCCAGTCAAACACGTAATACGTGAAGTCAGGTTCGCCATCGTAACTCATGACGCCTGATACGGTGCGCCGAATAGGGTCGTCGCCTGGATCGCCCACTATCAGCTCACCGTCCAGGCCCTCCAACAGAGGGTCGCGCAGCTGATGACGCACGAATGCGTTGGGGATACCTTTGAGCTTACGGCTCAAGATGCGCCCACCATTGACGATGGCCCGCACACCATCCAGCTTGTAACTACCCAGCAAGGGATAGCGCAGATCGTCAATGCAACCGTCCAAATCGCCAGCCAACATTGGCCTTACATCGTCAGTCATTGGACCACCTCGTCTTAGGTTACAGGCGGCAGGTCTCATTGCCCACCGCCTCAGCAGCCAGCTGACGTCAAGACCCGCTGCTGTCGACCCGGGCGCGCGAAGATGCGGCGCGCCGCGCACGTTTAGCCTTCAGCTTTGCGCCTTCAAAAGGCCACGCGTCATCGGCCAAACCGGCCACTGCCTCTTCAGGCGTCGCAGCCTGTCGGATGATGCCCGGCAAGCCGGTTTCGGCGTCCATCGACTCGGCGTCGGCGACAAGCCACTGCACCGCGTCACCGCGCGTGTGCACGGCATACAGAGCATAGCGCGAGCAGAAGCCAAAGAGCACCTTGCCACTGGCTTGGCGGCCCGCGAAGCGGGGATCGTTGGTGTCTACAGGGATGTTGAAGAAAGTCATGGAAGACTCCTTTAGTTAACGATTGTAGACGCGGTACACGCGACGGCCAGACCCGAAGTTGACGAAGATGCCCATGCTCTCGCGCAGCTTGAAGATGGCTTCTTGGCGGGCGGTTCCCACCGGCATGGCGAGCAAAGGTGCCACGGCGGCTTCATACTTGGCTACTTCGACCGCCGTGCAGAGGCGGGTGCGCGGCTTGGTTGCGGTGCGGGTAGTGTTCATGGCGTCAGCTCCTTGTTACGTTACGTTACGGTACGGTGCGTTGCGTTCACCGTGAAACGGATTCTGAGACGTCTTTGATCGCAAGTCAATAGCAAAACCCTTCAACTCAGTCGGGTTTTGATCGCGCAAAGACTGGGACGTCCCGAAAACGCTCAAATTTTGCTCTGTTGTAAATTGGCTGGAACACAGCTAGGATCAGCGACTGAGGCGCAGCCTGGCCGGTGGCCTGCGTAGCCGCAAAAATTGCTTCTGCGTGCGTTTTGACGCTCAGTTGTTGATGTCAGTATTTACCCTAGGCTTGGCAGGTTGAGCAGCTCGATCGTTGTTGTAGGCGCCCCGTTTTGCGTAGCTAGCGGACAACGGCACCGGAGCGTGCTTGTGGAAGATCATCTGCCCCACTCGGTCGCCCATCTGTAGCCCGATGGAATGGTGTTGCGTGATATTGTGCAACTCCAGCGTTAGCACCGATCCGTGCCAGCCTGGGTCGGCCCATACCGCCAGCGCATGACTCAGCCCTATGCGCGCCGCGCTGCTCTTGAGCCTGAACTCCGCGCTGACATCCAGCGGTAGATTGAAAGTCTCGGCCGTAGCAGCCAGCACGAACTGTCCAGGCATCAACCATAAAACCTGCCCTGGCGTCAACGTCAGTTTTGCCATCGACATACCGCGACATTCGCGCAACAATACACCCAGGCCCTGCTCCGGCGTCAGCGACTCCACCCAGAAGATCGGCCCTAGCGTGACGTCGATGCTGGCTGCGTTGACGTGTTCATCGGGCACCGGCGTCATCATGATATTCTGGACTTGACTGCGCAGCTCGTTGTAGCTCATGATCATAGCAAACTCCTGCAATTGTGACGCCGCACTAATGACACAGCCGACTCGGCACCGACTGCGACGCGGCCGGTTAGTTGCCGTAGCCGTCGCTGCGGTCCTTTGCAGCGTGTTGCGCGGCTTCCACTTCCCGCATGGCCACCTTGATATTGACCAAGCGGGCCGCGTCACGAAGTCTGGACGGCGGAGTACGTTTCATCACCTCCAAGGCTATGGCGATGAAAGTCTCCAGCTCTGCCCGTTCCTCGTCACCCCAACCAATCAAGGTGGCGATGCAACCCTTGAGTCGTTCGTCCTTCAGCTTGGCAGCCGTCTCAGCCAAATACTCAAGATCATCACGACTGAGGTTGTTACGGGTCTGCAACAACTCCACCATGCGCGGAGCGTACCCCATCACCCAGTCCGCGAATGGCTTGGCTTGTCCGTCCTGACACATCAGTCTCAACTTGCGCGGGTTCATTCGTCATCCCTTTCGGCGCGCCCAAGGCAGTCCGAAACAAAGCGCTCCAGTTGCTTGGCCGCTGCGGCCATGGCATCCTCACAAGCCGAGAACTTTTGCACACGATCCACGCCGAGCGGCAGAGGCAGGTACAGCTCCAAGGTGTAGGGCCGCGCCAGCGCTGGCGAGCCTTTGGC